CAAGGCACTTACGGATGGCAACATGGTCATGTCATCCCCTGTGGATGCGTCGGTCAAGATTGCCGAAGATGCCGTCGTCAACATCAATTCTGGTCTGATGGATGTGAGCCGTAATATGGTTCTCAGCTATCTACACAAGGCTATCAAGCCTTTGAATCAGTTGCGTATGATCGAAGACGCGGTAGTTATCTACCGTCTGTCACGCGCACCTGAACGTCGAGTATTCTACATCGACGTAGGCAACCTTCCGAAGTTGAAGGCAGACCAGTACCTACACGATATCATGACGAAGTTCCGCAACAAGATCGTCTACGATGCCAACACTGGTGAAGTCAAGGATGATCGTCGGTTCACTTCCATGATCGAAGACTTCTGGATCCCAAGACGCGGTGAAGGCAAGTCTACAGAAATCACTACTCTACCTGCGGGTCAGAATCTTGGTGAACTCACGGATGTAAAGTATTTCGAGCAGAAACTCTACAAGAGCATGAATGTCCCTATCTCGCGGCTTGAACCGCAACAGGGATTCTCCATGGGTCGTTCCAACGAAATCACTCGCGACGAGTTGCGTTTCAACAAGTTCGTAGAGCGAATTCGCGCTAAATTCAGCACTCTTTTCGATGAACTCATGAAGAGGCAGCTTGCCCTCAAGGGCATTGCTTCCTACGACGAATGGGAGCAAATCAAGGAAGTGATTTACTACGATTTCCTTGAGGACAACAATTTCACCGAATTGAAAGAAGCAGAGTTGATGACGAATCGCATCATGCTTCTCAACACCATGGTTCCTTTCATCGGCGTCTACTACTCAATGTCCTATGTTCGTAAGAATGTTCTACATCTTACCGAAGAAGAGATTGAGGAAATGAACGCAGAGATGGTGGAGGAACAGGAAGAGATGATGCGCATTGCTGAGATTGAAGCAGCAAAGCAGCAAATTGCGATGGGAACCTCTACAAACATAAATAGCAGTGGTGGAATGCCAGCACAACCGGGCGCAGGACCACCATCAAAAGGACCACCGAAATGACAACACCAAACCAGTTTTTGAACGCAGTCGCTCTAGGCGATGGTGATGCCGCAAGAGATTCGTTTGAAGCTTGTCTTCAAGATAGACTCATGGATGCTCTAGAAGTTCGCAAGGTCGAACTCGCATCCGGTATCTTTGAAGTTCAAGAAGAAGAGACTCTAGACGAATTGAGCAAGAGAAGGCTAGGACTGTACGCAGCTAAGGCTTCTGGCGAAATTATGGGTAGAGCCGCTTCAATCGGTTACGAAGCCGGAAAGCACGAAGGCAAGACCGGAAAGGAAATGAGTCCAGAGAAGATGAAGAAGAAGCTTGGAGATAAGTATACTCACAAGCTCTCGCGCCGAATCAAGGGCATTCAGACAGCGATTTCTAAGCTAGCTGAAGAGACTCTTGAAGAAGGTGGTATTCTATTTCCAAAAGCTTCTGGTGCTAAAAAGGTCGTAAGGTCTTTGAAAGATGCGGGAGTTCCACATGAACATGAAGTTCGTGATGATGGAACTGCCTCAGTACGATGGAAAATAGCACACCAGAGAAAAGCAAAGAAGGCTCTTGGTTGGTTCTATGATAAACAAAAAACTATTCAACAGAAACATTTAGATGCTATGAAGGAAGAGACTCTTGAAGAAGGTGGTCCCACTCGCAAGCACTTCCAGCAAGTCGCAGACCTGATCAAGAATGTCGAACATCCTGACAAGCGTAAGGAACTCGCACAGCATCACGCAGGCATTTTCAAGCAGCAGAATCCACGGTTCGACCGGGCGAAGTTCATGTCGGCGGCTGGTGTGAATGAAGCTCTCCAAGGTGGCGCACAACCATCGGCACGTAACGTAATCATCAACATTCGTCGTGGAATTGCAGCCCTCGGAATCAAGGATCTGAATCCGGCTGTGGCGTCACGCGCATACGCGGACCACTCAAGATTGGTAGCGAAGAATCCAAAGGTTCCCGGTTACATGCTCCTGCGTAAGCTCTCCCCTAACAAGGCACAGGCAATGCAGGCACTCACACAGTCTGGAATGCCTGTCGGCGGCGCATTGGACGCAAATCCAAATGATTACGCCCAAGCATTATCAAGGATCAAGAGGTTCAAATAAGATGGACTTCAAGCAACTTCGCTCTAAGTTGAATGAGAGTTCGGACATGAATGCTGAAACCATTCCTGCGCCGATGCTCGTTCTTCGCAGAAAGGGTATTCGTATATTCCCTGATGGTAAACGAGTTGCTCTTTATGTAAATGATAAATACAATTTGACATTTACTGTTCCTTATGGTGGCACCCACAATGCGGATAGCCCACTCATAGGAAGGAATGGAAATGGGTGATTTGTTCGAAATGCTGGATGAGGTTGCCGAGGGTAAGCTGGAAGCAATGAAGATTGCTCTGAGCATAGAACTCTCAGAAGCTAATTTCAGGATTGTAAAGGCGAGAGTACGTGGTGGGAAAGTTCAGCGCAAGCGTAAGGTTTCCACTCGTAAAGGTTACACGATTCGTGGTGGTAAGCTGGTTCGTATGTCTACGCAGGAGCGCATGAAACGCAGGCGCGGCGCACGAAAGGGCAAGACCAAGCGAAAGGCAAAGATGGCTCGTTCGATGATGAAACGAAAAAGATCACTGAGAAAGAGAAAGTCACTAGGGGTATAAAGATGAAACTCATACGAGAAGACATTCAGGATGTAAGGGTAGTCACCGAAGAAAAGAACGGTGTCAAGAGCCTATACATCACTGGTCCGTTCCTAGTGGGCGAACAGAAGAATCGCAACGGTCGCATGTATTCTAGTCACATCCTAGAACGCGAAGCGAAGCGATACAACGAAGAATATATCTCCAAGAACCGTGCGTTCGGGGAGCTTGGGCATCCAGATAGCCCATCAATCAATCTGGACCGTGTTTCACACCTGATCGTAAACCTCAAGCAAGAGGGAGCATCCTTCATTGGTAAAGCCAAGATCCTAGAGACTCCAATGGGCAAAATTGCCAAGTCTCTACTCGACGGCGGTGCCACTTTGGGCGTTTCCTCACGCGGAATGGGTTCCCTCAAGGAAGTCAATGGCGTGAACATGGTTCAAGATGACTATTATCTAGCTACAGCAGCAGATATCGTGGCTGATCCTTCGGCTCCCGGTGCCTTTGTTCAGGGCATTATGGAGGGTAAAGAGTGGGTATGGGACAATGGCATCGTTCGCGAAGTCGATATTGTCAGATACTACGATGAAATGACGAAGGCAAGGTCGAAGCAGATCGAAGAGATTTCACTAAAAATCTTCGAAAACTTCATGTCTAAAGTTTGAAAACACTAAATAAATCACTTGTTAAGGAGTTAACACATGAGCAAGTCTCTAACCGAATCTGCCGCTGAAATCCTATCTGCCTCCCTTGGCGCAGCCAAGAAGGAAGGTATGCCTGTTGGACCCGGCGCAGGAGCCACTGATCTAGGTGGTCAAACCCCAACATCCGGTCCAGAAGCAACGGGACCAAAAGTATCCGCTGCGGCAAAGGAAGCTCCTAAGCCCGGTGAAGGTGAAGCTGTTCCGCAGCAAGCCAAAGGTGTAGACCCTGTAAAGAAGAAGAGTCCGGTTTCTATGTCTGTTTCCAAGGTAGAAAAGATGCCTGAAGAAGTCGTGGTCGATGAAGACGACGAAGACGAAATCGAACTGACCGAAGAAGAGATGGACGAGTATCTCGATTCTCTATCCGAGGAAGAGTTGGAAGCTCTCGCATCCGAAATCGAAACCCTTGATGAAAAGAAGGATGAAGATGAGGATGATGAAGACGAAGATGATGATGACGACGACGACGATGACGACGATGATGATGATGACGACAAGGACGACGAAAAGAAGTCCAAGAAGGATGAGTCCGTCGAGGAATCTGAAGAGCCTGTCCTCACCGAAGAGCAGATCGCAGAAGCCCGTAAAGCTGCCATGAAGCAGTTGGTCACGGACAACATGGGATCATGTAAGGAAGACATTGACGCGCTATTCTCAGGCGAGTCGCTGTCCGAAGAATTCAAGACAAAGGCAACCACGATTTTCGAAGCAGCCGTTCGCGCTCGCGTCGAAACTGTCGCGGAGAAGATTGCCGCAGAGAATGAAACCATTCTTGAAACTACGATTAGTGAAATCGAAACTCAGTTGACCGAGCAGGTTGACGAGTATATGAACTACGTAGTCGAGCAGTGGTTGGAAGATAATCAGTTGGCAGTCGAGGCAGGTCTACGCACCGAAATTGCGGAAGACTTCATGGCTGGACTCAAGAACCTGTTCATGGAACACTACATCGAAATTCCAGAAGACAAGGTATCTCTCGTTGACGAACTCGCAAATAAAGTTGCCGAGGCAGACGGGAAGCTTGAGGAACAGATCGCCGCTAACGTAGAATTGACCAAGAGACTCAACGAGTCCACATCACAGGAAGTGCTACGCAAGACTTGTGAAGGACTTACTGAGATTCAGGTCGCAAAAATCAAGACGCTCGCAGAGGGCGTAGAGTTCACCACAGAGGGTGAGTATTCGCAAAAGCTCGCAGTGATTCGCGAGAGCTACTTCCCATCCGGCAAGAAAGTGAATGAGGCTCCGGTTTCGATTGTCGAAACGTCAGAAGCACCGGTAAGTGGCAATATGGATCGTTATGTGAACGCAATTACGAAGATCGCAGCCAAGTAAAGCGCGACTTCAACTCAACCTCTAACGGAGAAAATCAAATGTATCTATCAGAAACTTTCGTAACGAAGTGGGCACCTGTCCTAGACCACTCCGATATGGCACCTATCAAGGATCCGTATCGTAAGGCAGTCACCGCAGTCATTCTTGAGAACCAAGAAAAGGCGATGATGGAAGAAGCAAATGCCTATGGCAACATGTTCGAAGCTGTTCCTAACAGCGTCGGCGCAGGTATGGGCGGCGTCAATGGCGCAGGCAACATCAAGGGTTTCGACCCTATCCTCATCGGTTTGGTGCGCCGTGCGCTCCCTAACCTGATGGCGTATGATGTGTGCGGCGTCCAGCCTATGACTGGTCCTACCGGTCTTATCTTCGCAATGCAAACCAAGTATGCTAACACTGGTAACGCTGTCCTTAATACGGCATCGACTCCTGAAGCATTCTTCAACGAAGCTAACACCGCATGGTCCGGTACTGGCGCACACTCAACAGCAATGTTGGGCGTCGGCGCATCGGGTGGTCTTGGTAACTTGGTCGCAGGTGCGGCTGGTTGGGCAAACACTGTTCTTGCTAACACCGGTACGGGTATGACTACGGCAACTGCCGAAGCTCTCGGATCGACAATGGCAGAAATGGGCTTCACCATTGAGCGCGTATCTGTTGTTGCCAAGAGCCGTGCGCTCAAGGCTCAGTACACGCTTGAACTCGCACAGGACTTGAAGGCAATTCACGGTCTTGACGCAGAAGCCGAGCTTTCGAACATCCTCTCGACTGAAATCCTCGCAGAAATCAATCGTGAAGTTGTCCGTACTCTGTATGCTGTTGCTAACATCGGCTACACTGGCACCACCACGAACACGTTCAACCTGTCTTCGACTTCGGATACGTCCGGTCGTTGGGCAGTTGAAAAGTTCAAGGGACTCTTGTTCGCAGTCGAAAAGGCTTGCAACAAGATCGCCAAGGACACGCGCCGTGGCAAGGGTAACATTCTGATCGTATCCACAGACGTAGCATCGGCTCTGTCGATGACCGGTCTTCTGGACTATCAGGGTGCCATCACCAACAACACCAACCTCGCAGTTGACGACACTGGCAATACCTTCGCAGGTACGCTATTCGGACGCCTAAAGGTTTACGTAGACCCATATTCGATCACCGGATCGGACTTCGTAATCGTCGGATACAAGGGACCAACACCTTACGACGCAGGTGTGTTCTATTGCCCATACGTTCCTCTACAGATGGTCCGTGCTATCGACCCTGACACCTTCCAGCCTAAGATCGGCTTCAAGACACGTTATGGTCTGGTACAGAACCCATTCGGTAACTCGCAGCAGGGCGCAGAAACAGTTGTTTCCGGCACGTTGACTGACCACACGAATACTTACTACCGTAAGTTCTCGGTCATCAACCTGATCGGCTAATAGCTAACAAAAACAAATAGGTCGAAAGAC